ACCAGTCGAGGGGCAGGGTTTTGCGGACCAGACGTTCGAGGGTCAGATCGGCGGGCTGCGTTCCCTCGACGATGGCTTGCTGGATCTTTGGTGAAAGGAACGCCAAGGGGGCTCGGGTTCGGATATGGGCATCATGATGACCCGCGGTGCGGGCAATCTCGTGAAGGGGGTTGCCTGATTTGAGCGCCTGGGTCCAGCGATGTGCGTCGGCCAATGCCTTGCGCAATGCAGGATCCGGCGACGGGATTGGCTGGCCAGCCAGCAGCTTCATTTCGATGCCGCGGCGTCTGAGGGCGAAGGGCGCTGCGATGGACAGGACGTCGGATGCCAAACGGTCCTGACGGATCTCCAACTCTTTACAAAGCGTCGCCGCATCGAGGGTGAGCGTCAGCGTTCCTGCACCGATCTTTCCGACCACAAGGAGTGATCGCAAGAGCGCTGTGTCATCGCCGCCGCGAAGTGTGGCGATCACCGCCTGCACGCGAGCGCGCAGCGCATCATCTTCGCGAAGATCGGGTGCGCTGAGCAGGCTGTGTGTCCGCGCTTTCGCCGCAATATGATCCGCGATGATGGCACGGATGGCGGCCTCGAGTTTTGGGGCAGGCAAGCGCCAGCCACTCGGGTCCACCACGCCGCGCAAAAGGCGATTTGAGACATAGTAGCGCAGGCGCTCGCCGCGCCGTAGGGTGTGGGTTGGCGTGAGCCGGTCACCCGTCTCATCACGCAGCTTGCCAATGAGTGACGCCGGATCGGAACGGCGGCCGATGCCCTCGACATTCCCACGCCCACGCGGGCGCGCAGCGGCTGTCTGCAATGTCCTTTGAACACGGTCCCAGAGAGCCACATCAACGATGGGCCGATGGCAACCAGGCCAGAGCAGGTCCTTGTGACGGATCTTGCCGATATAGACCGGGTTGGTGAGGATCTTGTGGATTTGACCGCGTGAGAGAGGGTTGCCGCCCTGTTCGCGACCAGAGCGGAAGAGATGGTGCTTCGAGCGCAATCCGAGGGCGTCCGCTTCACGTTCGACACGGGCGAGGTTCTGCAACCGCTCGCAAAGTTCAAAGAGCGTCTGGACCGTCTTGGCCTCAGCAAGGTTGACCGCCAGTTCCCTGACCTTCGGATCAGGGGGGCGGTCATAGCCGAGGGGTGGGATGCCGCCCATCCAAAGTCCCTTCTTCTTGGATGCAGCGATCTTGTCGCGGATGCGCTCCGCTGTCACTTCGCGTTCAAACTGAGCGAAGGACAGCAAGACATTGAGGGTGAGGCGGCCCATCGAGGTGGCTGTATTGAAGGACTGCGTGACGGAAACGAAGGAACACCCCCGCGCATCGAGCCGTTCGACAAGCTTGGCAAAGTCGGCCAGGGATCGCGTCAGCCGGTCAATCTTGTAGACGACGATCATGGTGATGCGCCCGGCGTCGATCTCGGCGAGGAGCCGCTGCAGTCCCGGTCGTTCGAGAGTGCCCCCCGACAGGCCCCCATCGTCAAACCGGTCTTTGGCAAGAATCCAGCCTTCTTGCTTCTGGCTCGCAACGAAGGCGGCGCAGGCTTCATGCTGGGCGTCGAGGGAGTTGAAACCCTGATCGAGCCCTTCGTCGGTGGACTTGCGGGTGTAGATCGCACAGCGCACGGTCGGAGGCATCGTCATCGGACCTGCTCCTTCAGACCAAAGAAGCGTGGGCCGGACCAATGGGCGCCGGTGATGGACTGGGCGATTGCAGACAGGGAGCGATAGCTGCTTCCGTTCCAGTCAAACCCTGCGTCCGTCACCTCAACCACATGGGTGACACCATTCCACTCGCGCAAGAACCGTCCACCGGGCTTCAAGCGTGGTGATTGTGGTTTGCCGCCTTTGGCCGTCAGTTCTGCGATAAACCCCTGTGATAGACCACGCGCGCGTCGGGCCTGGACCTCGAAGGCCAGAAAGCGGCGCAAGAATGGTTGGCTCAGGCTTTTGGGCGGTGGCGTGCCAAAGATACCAGACCAGGCGGCAAGAAGCGCCGTCCGGTCCATACTTTCGATCGCGGCGACGGTCGGTGTCACGCCTGCGCCTCCGGTCGGGACAGGATGCGATAGACCGGTCCGCCGGCGCCCGACTTTGCAGGTTGGCGCTCGATCGCATATCCGGCCTTGCGCAGTCCGCTCAAGACGGCGCGGACGGAATGCGCCTGCCAGCCGGTGGCACCCTGGAGGGCGGCAAGATCTGCGCCAGGCTTGCGCGACAAGAGCCGGATAACGAGTTCGGACTTGGTGGGGCGGGGTTTGGTCTCGGTCATATCAGACATGGCAGTCTCCTCGGTCAAAGTGGGCGGCATGCTTGCCGACCTACTGACGCGAGCCCGGGCTAGTCCGGGCGCAAGATCACTGACGCTTGGTTTGCTGACATAGTCCAGTCAAAAGACGACTTGAGCACCGGCGTTGCGTTTGTCAACCGATTCAATATGTTAGACTTGACCTCCGAGCTGATTTGCGTCTAGGATTGGCGCGTTCGGGTCGGGAGTACTCTCTCATGGGCGCTCCGTCACCACCGTCCGAAACGTCGTCGCGGTGGTAGTGAGGCCTGATCTTCTTCCACCGTCAAACCGTCGTGTTTTGAGTGGGAGTTACCATGACCATAGAGACGTCTGAGAAACGGGCGCCAGATTTGGACCCTGGCGCAAAGAGCGGCGAGGCGTCCGCATTGCAGCGGCGCAACGATGCGTTCCCGAAGCTGGAGATAGTCTGGATCAAGACTGACCAGATTGATTCAGCATCGCGGCAGACCCGTCGGGCATTGAAAGGGCAGATCGCCAAAGTGAAGCGTGCGATCGAGCGGTTTGGCAACCGTGTCCCGATCCTTGTCCATCGTCGTACTGGCCTCGACAGGTACCAGGTCATTGATGGCCATGCGCGCCTGGCTGCCGCGCGTCTGCTTGGCGCAGAGACCATCCCCTGCCTGGTGGTCGACGACTTGCCAGATGCGGAGATCCGCCGCCTCGCCCTGTCGTTGAACAAGATCCAGGAAACTGGTGCGTGGGACAGGGATGCGCTTCACCTCGAGTTTGCAGAGTTGATCGCGATCGATGCGGACTACGACTTTCCTGGCTTCGAGATTGCCGATGTGGAAGCCTTGCTCTTGGACGACGAAGACGAGGGTCCAGATCCGGCCGATGACCTCGCCGATCATGTGGTGGGTTCAAAGGGGGTGGTCTCTCGACCTGGCGATATTTGGTTCCTCGGGGATCATCGGATTGGCTGCGGATCGGCACGGGATAGAGCCTTCTACGAGTGCCTCCTTGCGGACCAGGCCTGCCCTCTGGATCTGGTTTGGACTGATCCCCCCTACAATGTGAAGATTGCGGGACATGTGCGGAGCGCCAATCAGGGCTTTGCCGAGTTTGCCGAGGCCTCAGGTGAGATGTCGCCTCCAGCCTTTACCGCGTTCCTTGTCGAGACGCTTGGCCAGGCCGTCGTGCCACTGAAGCCGGGGGGCGTGCTCTTCGCTTGCATGGACTGGCGCCACGTGGCCGAGATGACGGCGGCCCTCGAGACGCTCGGGCTTTCTTTGCTGAACATCTGCGTTTGGGTGAAATCAAACCCGGGGATGGGCAGCCTCTACCGAAGCCAGCACGAATTGGTCTTTGTCGCGCGCAAGCCGGGCGCAAGCCACCGCAACAATATCGAACTTGGGGTGCATGGCCGAAACCGCTCGAATGTCTGGACCTATGCTGGTGCCACTGGAGGTGCGTCAGACGGGGACGATGACTTTGCAGCGCATCCAACCGTCAAACCGATCCGTCTGGTGCGCGATGCGCTACTTGATGTGACGGTGCCGGGCGAATGTTTGCTCGATCCGTTTCTTGGATCGGGCACCACGCTTCTTGCCGCAGAGCGAACCCGACGGCGGTGCATCGGCATAGAGATCGAGCCGGTCTATGTCGATCTTGCGATCCGGCGCTGGCAGGACATGACCGGAGAGCAGGCGATCCACGCCCAGACCGGTCGGCGGTTCGGTGAGGTTGATGTGGATGACTCCCCCGGTAATAGCGAAGTCATGGGCGACAGCGTGCGGGAAACACCGGACCGGGACAATGTACTCCCCACCCTTGCGGAGGAATTTTGATGAGCGATAAGCCAGGCAATGGGAAGGATGCGGGCGTTGGCTATGGCAAGCCCCCGAAAAGCGGTCAGTTCAAGCCGGGGCAGTCAGGCAATCCGAGCGGCAAGAAGAAAGGCAAGAGCCTCGCGCAGTATGTCGTGGAGGTGGGCGAGGAGGAAAAGACCTTCGTACAGGCCGGCAAGCCAGTCACCTTGCCCGCCAATGCCGCGCTGGCGCAGAGACTTTATGCCGACGCGCTCAAGGGCAAGTCCCAAGCCGCAAAGCTGGTCTTTGAAGCACAGAAGGCGGTCTCAGGTGAGGCGGAACCCGGAGAGGAACTCCTCTGTGGGCCCGAAGAGTTCGCGGTGGCGTTGGGTCATGCCGAGTGGCTGAAGCTGATCGACGAGGCGCGCGGAGGTGCCGCCGATGGCAACGCAAGCGAGTGATTATACAGCCAAGCAGCAGTTTGTAAGTCGCATGGCGCACCTCCTTGGCAATAATCTCTTTGCTTATACGCATCGGGCGTTCCTGGAACTCAATCCGGGGACGCCGTTCCTGCACGCCTTCTACCTCCGCGCCATCTGTTATGCGCTTGAACGGGTAGAGCGTGGTGAGGTCAGGCGGCTCCTGATCCTCTTGCCGCCGCGTCACCTCAAGTCCCACTGCGCAAGCGTGGCTTTCTCGACCTGGTTCCTCGGACGTCATCCGGGAATGCATGTGGTTGGCGTGAGCTACAATGCCGATCTGGCCCAAACCTTCAGCGCGCAGGTGCGTCGGCTCATCGAGTCACCGTGGAATCGTGCTGTCTTCCCTGCACTCGTGCTGGATCCGCGCAAGGCCTCAGTAGAGGAGTTGCGCATCCGACATCACGGCGGGCGGCGGATCGCCACCTCCGTGGGCGGCACCTTTACTGGCAAAGGGGCCAACCTTATCATTATCGATGACCCGATGAAGGCAGACGATGCCTTCTCCGAGACGCGCCGGGACGATATCTTCAATTGGATTACTTCGACGGTGGTCAGCCGCTTCAACGACCCCAAAACTGGCGCGATGATCGTCGTGGCCCAGCGCCTACACGTCGACGATTTGCCGGGACGCCTGATCGCAGCAGGTGGGTGGGAGGTTCTGGAACTCCCCGCGATTGCGACCGCACCCGCCCTGATCGATATTGGTGAGGATCTGCAATGGCCGCGTGAGCGTGGCGCCCTCTTGCATCCTGAACGCATCGATAAAGACGCACTGGACCAAATCAGGCGTGAGCTTGGCGCACATGCCTTTGAGACCCAGTATCAGCAAAGGCCCGCCCCGCCGGAAGGCAACCTGATCCGCACCGAATGGTTCGGAACCTATGAGAAACCCTTGCCACACCGCCAATACGAGGCGGTGGTCCAGAGTTGGGATCCTGCGGCCGTCCCCGGCAATAGCAACGACTACTCCGTATGCACAACCTGGGGACTGATTGGCAACCACACCGATCTTCTCCATGTGCACCGCGAACGGCATGGCTTTCCCGACCTGCAGCGCGCGGCCCTACAATTGCGGGCGAAGTGGGTGCCGAAGCTGATCGTCGTTGAGGCTTCGCACACAGGAATTGCACTCGCGCAGGACCTCCGAAAGCGCGGGTGCAGAGAAGTCGGAGCCATATTCCCAAAGGGAACCAAGGAAGAACGCATGGCGAGGTCTACACCCATGCTGGAAGCCGGCGAGGTCCGGCTCCCGCGCGCCGCACCTTGGCTTGAGACGTTCCTCACCGAATGTGGGCAGTTCCCGAACGGCAAGTATGACGATCAAGTCGATAGCCTCTCGCAGCTGCTGCTTGTCGTCAGGAACCGTCCGGGGCAGTTGTGGCATCTTAGCAGATATCGCGCCCCTTCGGCGTAAGAGGCAATGGGCTTAGGTCGTGATCGCGACGGCGGGCATTCTGAGCAATCAGCACGCTAATTGTGTCCCCCGCTCGTTCGACGTTCACGGGCAGGCGAGCAAGGAAGCGCTCCCGCTGGTCGCGTTCAGACAGCCTGGCCCCGACATAGGAGTAGCAAAAGAGATTAGGTGTTTGCCGGTCATCGTCAATCCGCGCCGCAATCCGCCCGCCCTGCGAACGGTCTCGGCAAGGTGCCAAACATACCTGCATTCGCTGCTGGCCATGCGGTTCTTGGCATGC